TATATGAAGTGGGATGAAAATGATGAGACTATGAAAAATGGTGCTTATGATTTTGATGAGTTAGCAAAAACCATTAGGTTTGAGTGTCAATGCGGTGAAGTTTACAAAGATGAACCAGCTGATAGAAGAACCTTTGTTTCTAGTGGTAAGTATATCCCCCTAAATACAAATGCAGCAAAAAATAGAAGAAGTTACCATTGGAATGCACTATTGCCGCCTTGGGTAAAGTGGCGAGATTTAGTGGAAGAGTTTCTATTGGCAAAAAAATCGACATATAATGGAGATACGTCGCCATTAAAGGATTTTATAAACGAATCATTGGGTGAACCTTGGGAAGATAGGCTTGGAGATTTTGAGGATTTTGGACAACTCAAAGAGAGAGCGGATGAATATAAGTTAGGTGAAAAATGGGATGAGGAAGAAATTAGATTCCTAGCTGCCGATAAGCAAGCAAAGGGAGGTTTGCACTATTGGTATGTCGTTCGTGCCTTTGCAAAGGAAGGAGCAAAGTCAAGGTTAGTAGATTATGGAAGAGTTGAAACAGATGAAGATTTGCTGGCTGTGGCTGAAGAGCATGGCGTCCATTCCGATAATTGCATGGTTGATTCAGGATTCGATACTCAGAGCGTTTATAAGTTTTGCCAAGAGTATGGATGGAAACCAATGAAGGGCTCTGGTAATCAGGGTTTTAAACACAGAAATAAAAAGACAGGCAGATTGTCGACTCAGCTTTGGACTTGGACAAAAGCTGAAGTGGGAGTCGGAACAAGAATGCATGGCTTATCAAAAGCCATAAGACTTTTTCTTTGGTCAAATGATGGATTAAAAGATATGTTCGCAGAACTCATCCAAGGTTTTATCGGTGATTGGACAATCGCAGAAGATACAGACAACGAATATATTAGACAAGTCACCGCAGAAAAGCGTGTTCAAATTACAGATGTAAAAGGAAGAACTAAATATGAGTGGATACCCGTAAGGAAGGATAACCATATGTTGGATTGCGAATTAATGATATTAGTTGCATCATTAGCAAACAAACTTATATCACAGACCCATATGGAGACTGAAGAGCTTTAATAGGATGATTATTAGGGGTCATTATGTCGGATTGCCTTTGGCAGATTTAGAGAACGCTAGAACACAGCTGTTTTCGGCACTAGAACTTGCAAGGAAGGGTGCTAGGTTCTCGGAGGTCGATATGGGTGGCAAAATGGGTAAGAAAGAACTCATGAGCTATAGTGAAATAGTGCATGAATTAAAAGAAGTAGATTATGCACTAAAGAAAGCCCTACCAGATGTTTATGGAAAATCAATTCGCAGGTTGATCCCAAATTTCAATAAAGCTTTAGCCCGTATGTCATGCGTTCCTAATGCGGGTAGAGAGTATTGGTTACCTGAAGAGACTTTTGTAGATGATGGAGCAACAGCTAGAGACCCTGTGGAGGGATTGCTGTCTGCTACTAGAATTGATGAGCCAGATATGACTGTTACTGGCAAGCAGAACATAAGATACGAAGCCTTCAATAGTAAGGGAGATAGAGTCGTTGGTGTAAGAGTAATAACAATAGTAGATAGCATTTATGTATTAGATTTAGCTCCGATATTCGGTAACATAGTAAATGATGATACATTTTATTATCATAGAGGTATTAGCACTATTAATAGAACTTCGGGGTATTGGGCAGATAAGGATTACCAAACTCAGATAGTTAAGGAGAATAATAAGTGGGCAATATATGAATATTCAGGATTGAAGCATGATGAGCAAAAGAATGCTTCTACACAGCCATTATCCATGTTCTCTGAATGGAATATCATAAAAGTAAAAAACGATGATATTAGACAAATTGTTTAAAAGAAATAAGGTAGTAGAGAAAACACCTGAACCGAAAGCATATCACCCAACTTATTGGGAGGGTATACAGAGGTCTAGGGAGAGATCAACTATTCCGTACACATTTAAGTCTGGTCGTGCAAATTCTAGCTGGACAAGGAAAGAAATGGGGTCTATATCAAGATACCTCTATGATAATGATGGAATCGTTAGATGTGCAATAAATGACCTCGCAAGATACTCGTTCCCACTCATACCGCAAGCGGTCACGGAGGATGCTTACTGGAACATGGAGGCAGAAGCTCTGTTTTCGGATTGGAGCAGTTATGCTGATGTTGGGCAGCGATATGGTTTCGAGGAGTTGCAAAGGCTTGCATCGATCGCAATCGACCGAGACGGAGATTGCGGAATAATGTTTGTTAGATCAGCTGGGCTACGGCTACAGCTAGTCGAATCACATAGGATCGGGGATTTCATTGAAACCGATCAAGGATATGTGGATGGAGTAAAAACCAACAGATATGGCAGACCTTTATCCTATTTAGTTAGTGATGATTCAATATATGGTGAATTTTACCCAAAGATAGAAAGAGCAAGGAGAATACCCGCTTCGGCTTTAATGCTATTATATGACCCAGAAAGAGCAGATCAACAGCGTGGGTTACCTGCGATAAAACATGCAATAAATCATGTAAGAGATATTAAAGATATTCTCGATTTTGAGAAAATGGGAATTAAGAATCTTTCAACTATCGCTGCGGTTTTAGAATCAGAAACAGGCGAAGCTGACCCTGATGCATGGAACACCAAGGAAATTGAAGATGATGCAACTAGATTGACTATTAATGAAATACAAAGTGGTAGCATTCCTGTTCTAAAGAAAGGTGAAAAGCTTACTCCATTTACTTTTAATAGACCATCTTCCGCTTTCCAAGGATTCTTAGAGTTCTTAATAAGAGAATTTGCAGTAGGAATGGGATTACCATATGAGTTCCTTTGGCATCCCGCTGGTATAACTGGACCTGCACAAAGATTTATTATGGGTAAAGCCCAAAGAAGATTTACCGAAAGGCAGAGATTATTTCATCGAATGGTGAAAAAGGTTTGGGCTATGGTTATTGCCGATGCAATAGACCGAGGAAAACTTGCCCCAACTAAAGATTGGTATAAGTGTAGAATACAAGCCCCAGCTCAACTCACCATTGATGCAGGTAGAGAAATGGCTCAAGAACGAGAAGATGTTGCGGTCGGATTAATGACCATGAGGGAGCATTTTGGTAAGCGTGGATTAGATTGGCAATCCGAGTGCCAGCAAAGATCAAAAGAACTTAAATATTTATTTGAAAAAGCCCAATGGCTTTCTGATGAGACTGGCGTAGAGTATGCGACTGCAGTCAATATGTTGACCAAAGGAGAGTACATTGGTGCTTCAAATAGTAGCGAAGAGAACGAAAACGAAGATGAATATAGCGAAGATACAGGAAAATCTGATTAACAATCCTTGGCTGATAACCCAAGATGCATATCTTGGCATTCAGTTTGCTTTTGATAAATACATCGAGGGTGGAATGGCGGTGGATGATGAGCCTGAAGAAGGAAATCTGGCAAGGGACTATTCGTCAGATAATATTGCCGTCGTTCCCGTACAGGGCACATTAATGAGAGGGGTCAGTCCTGCTGTCGCAAAGTTCTTCGGGATTACTGATACTGCTGTACTTAAAGACAAAATAAATGCATTAGCGGAAGATGATTCGATAAATGGTGTATTATTAGATATTGATTCACCTGGTGGATCGGCAAGCGGAATCGCTGAAGCAGCTTCAGCAATCGCGATGTTGAATAAAAAGAAGCCTGTTTATGCGTCAGTCGAAGGAACTATGGCAAGTGCTGCATATTGGTTAGGCTCTCAAGCAAGAACAATAGTAGCATCACCTAGCTCCAAGGTTGGTAGTATAGGAGTATATTTACCTGTTGTGGATAGTAGTGAGAATTACAAAGCACAAGGTGTTAAGGTAGAGCTAATTAAAAATAAAGAAGCAAAATATAAAGGAGCAGGTTTTGATGGAACAAGTCTTACAGAAGATCAAAAGCAGTATCTTGCGGATATGGTGCAAGATATATTCAAGGATTTCAGGGGAGCCGTATTGTCATCAAGACCGTCAGTGCCAGAGGAAGCAATGCAAGGGCAAGTGTACCTCGGAAGAAGAGCGAAGGGCATGCAACTTGTGGATGTAGTTGGTGAGTTTGAGGATGCAATACATCTCTTAAATTATGATGTAAAAAAATATTAATGGAGACAAAAAGACTATAACGATGAGTGAAGCAAAAAATCTTATTGAAGAACACGAAGAGTTGTCGCAAGAAGTTGAATCCTTAAAGGAACTACTTGATGAGGCTTCTAGTAAAATTGAAGAAGTGACTCAAATAAATGAGGAGCTTTCTGCACAAGTTAAAGCCATCACCGAGGAGAAAGAATCAGCGGAGTCTGAGCTTGAAGCTTCGGAGAAATCAAATGAGGAGTTGCGTGAGCAAGTTGAGGCTTTAACTCAAGAAGAACAAGCTCTTGAAAAACAGGTATCCGAAAAATTAAATGAAATCGGAGTTGATCCAGTC